TTAAGAGTTTTGTATGGTGTTTCGCCTTTACCTTTTGTGACCCATACACTGGGTTTGAAAGGTATCTTCTCGGCTTTTCGCTTCGTGCCAGAAATATATCTGACTAGAAGCTGATTACCATGGGGATGAACATTTGTATAAAACTTCATTAATACAACTCTACTCTAGATTTGTTTAAAAGTAAAGTTATACAATTAATTTTTTTTCGGGAGTCATAATACTAGGACTTCCCCATATTCTCTTATATTCGTCTTTTAATTGTTGGGTTGGAATTACAACAGACTGTATAGCTGTTTTGTAAAATATGATAGAATTAGCTGGATCGCCATATGGGCAATAAGGTGCTAATCCTACTTGTGATTTTCCTTGGTCATTAGGGTTATCGGTGACTAGCATACTTGGAACTTTACATTCATATTGCTCAACACCGAAGTCGACTATTTCTGCTACGATAATCTCACCTGAGTTCATCATAAACAATTTGATATTTTCATCTTTCATAATATATCTCCATATTAAAGTGGTGCTCCCCAGCATCGGCTGGGGAGTCTTGGTTAATTACTTAATGTCGATGACTTTAAGTTTCTTCTCTTCAGGAATAATCCTTTCGAGTTCGACGGAAAGCATTCCATCTTTTAGAGTGCCACCTTTGACTATAACATCATCAGCAACTGTAAATGTACGAGCAAAGTTTCTCTTAGAGATACCTCTATGTACATATTCTTCTTCAGTTGTTTCTTCAGAAGGCACCGACTTAATAGTCAAAGTGTTCTCCTGATGTTCAACTGTAATATCTTTTTTAGAAAACCCAGCCACAGCCATTTCAATAGCAAACTTCTCATCGCTGAGTCTTTTGATATTGTATGGTGGATAAGTTTCTTGTTTGTGGATTTCTCCGACTCTATCGAATGTATCGAATAAATTGTCGAAGCCGATTGAAAAGGGAGCAAGTCTGCTGTCCCTCCATAGATTATAATGCGTCATATTTTCCTCCTTATGAAGCGAGTTTAATTTACGAGAACCCATTATGGCATTCTCTCTACATTATATATAGGTATCATTACAAAAATTTCAAGTCCTTTATATAAATTATTTTACGAGACCCTCACGAATAATGCTGGCACTTTGTACCAGTCAGCTCCTGCAGGATCGTACGATGTTGCTTGCTGTGGACCCATATTTCTCCAAGTGCTATTACCTGTAGAATCTATTTGTGCCCAGCTGTTCAAACCACCTGCGTCTCCAGGGTTTAAACCTGAAGCAGTATTGGGTGGCGAATAATTGCTTGTATATCCTGGACCCAAGTCACTTGTGCTTATAGTTCCAGTATGATACCAAAGTTTGTCACCAGATACAGTATTTCCAACATTAATAAAGTCTGGAGTTGTACCAGCTAAATCATTGAAATAGTATAGGAAAGCATAAGACTGATTATCTCCTAAAGCTGTAGATGGTAAATTTGTTGAGTTAGTAGCAGTTGTAGCAGTGGTTGCTGTTAGAGCATTCCCAGTAGTATCTGCATCAATAGATGAAGGCAATCTAGCTTTGTTTAAAGTACCACTTGCTATATTAGTAGCATTAGTTGTATCAGTAGTTGCCGATGCTGCCAGCGAAGAAGTATCTGCTTTCGCATTTATCTGTGTTTGTACATTTCCAGTCACACTATTAATATGTTGAAACTCTGTGTTAGTCACAGTTCCATCAGCAATCTTAGTTGCGTCAATCGCAGCAGATGCTTTTATATTAGCATCTTCAATATTTGAAATAGAGTTGCCAGTACCATCAGCATCAATAGTTTTATTTGTTAAAGTATCAGTAGATGTTCCAGTTAGGTAGCCAGCATTATTGGTAAACATATCAACATTACCAGCTTTATTAGTAAGAGTATCAGATGAAGATGCTGTGATATATCCACTATTATTAGTGAACATAGAAATATTTCCAGACTTATTAGTAAGTGTGTCTGTAGAAGACGCTGTAATAAATCCTGTTAAGTCAGGTGGAGTATTAGTAAATACACCTGTGACATTATTAAATGCCAAAGATCCAGTACCAGATGCTGAAGCATTGATGGCTGATAAATCTGTATATAAGATACCAGCTGTATCGGATCCAGGTTGCCATTCCCCAGCAGATGCGTTGTATTTTAAAACCTGACCATTAGAAAGTCCAGTAGTATTTACATCTCCTAGTGATGCCAATGTCACATTCGCACCCTGTAATGCAGATACTAGATTTCCATATGTAATATGTTTTGTAGTAGATTCGGAAGTGTCAACAATCAGTAATTTATCAATGGACTCTGGGGTCGCTAATACTGGAAGTTCACTAATCTTTGCGTCAGCCATTTACTCTCCTTATTTCTTTTTCCCAATATTATATTTAGGTACTAATTCCCAAGAAGATTTATCTTTATGGGATAAAACCTTAATCTGAGAGAGGGATGCTTTTGGCTCAGCTTGACTAGAATCTACAATATTTAATAGTTCCCAATCTTGTAGCAGAACAGCAATAGTATTCCTTCGCTCAATATCGTTATTAGCTATATTAGATTCTTTACCATCTAATGCGAAAAGTTCTTTAAAATGTACTATGAAATACTTGCCTTGTTTATGTAAAATATGGCAAGACTGAAATAGTTTGTTTTCTGTGCGAGAAGATATTCCTATTCGAGTTAGGGTTTCTCTAACTTTTAGAAAGTTATCTGGCTCTGGGAGTGTGACTTCAAGCATCTTCTCCGCAGTCCAATCGTAATGTATCATTTCAACTGACATGTCTATTTACCACCTTTATTTAGTTTTTGTTCAATAATGCTCATCTGGTCAGTTGTTAATATATCCATCACCTGACGAGCCTTTTCTGGAGAATATCCATAATATTCCATAACCAGTTTCAAAGACTCGGTTTGCTTCTCATTTTTATGCCACTTCGAGAACCTTTTGCCTTTTGTAATAGTATTTAGTAAAAAATAGTATTGCCAAGACTTCGGGATATCATGATATTGGTTCATCATGTTGGACTGCATTATTGTGTCAGGGAAATAACTCAAACCTCTATTAATAATAAAGGGTACATAATCCTTATCGGCAAGAGGATTATCCTGGAATAGATCCTTCTTGTCGTTAGTTATGTTGTTAATATAAAGGAAAGGGTTTGCCATTATTTAAACTTACAGGAAGCCATTATCTCTGTAAGTGCTGCCATTTTATTAAGTTCATGGTCAGCGACAAATGCTGCTTTATACTGATAATCTGCGAGAATCAGAACCATTTGTGGAACTGAAGCAGATTCTAGTTTGTTATTAGCATTATTAAATATATCAGAAAATAATTGGGTTGTTTCAATATCACTATTTTTAGTGACCCATTTACGAACCTCTTTGAAGTTCTTATCCTTTAGAAGTGTAAAGAGATTATTCCAGGACTCTTCACTGACATTAATCATAATGCCACTATCTATCTTACCAGATACTGAATATCTTTGAAGTTCGTTCAGCACCCTTCGGAAGTCAGGATAATGTTTTTGTATAATTTCTACAACTGCTTTTTGCTCAAAGTCCACACCCTCAGTATTAAGAATATGCTCCACTCTTTTATAGAAAGCTGTAGCAACTGCTGGTTTATCCTTAGCATCAGTCCTAAACTCAACCACAGCACATCTAGAGTGAAGTGGCTCAATAATCCTATTCTTAAAATTACAGGTAAATATAAATCGGCAGTTCCCAGAGAACTCTTCGATAAATGCTCTCAGTGCTGGCTGAGTACTGTTCGGATTCAAATAATCAGCTTCATCAAGAATAACGATTTTCTTTGAGTCAGTCAGGGAAACCGACGAAGCAAAGTTTTTGATTTTTGTTCGTATCACATCAATGCCAGATTCTTCGGAACCATTAATGAACAGATACTCAGCACCGACTTCGTTGCATAGTGCTTTGGCGACAGTAGTTTTACCGACACCAGCAGTACCACAGAACAGGAAGTTCGGCAGTTGCCCACTAGCAACAAACTCTTTGAATGTATCCCTTAAACTGTCAGGAAGGACACACTCCTCAATAGTCTTAGGTCTGTATTTCTCGACCCAAATAAATTGGTCATCCATAATATAAATCTCTCAGTAAAATTAAAAGTCAAAAGTAGAGTCAGCTTCAACTGCGATGAAGTAAGTCAAGTCATTCATCTTAGAAGCAAACTTAGAGATTCTTTTCTTAGAAATAGAAACTACATAATCCCCATCTAGCATTTTGAAATTATCAATCCTGAAATTTACTTTAAACACTTTATCAGTTGTGCCCAAAGTAGCATCCCAAGAGTTAGAAGTAGCATTCTTTTTATCAGCTACAACTACACTAACATTCGAACCATCACCAATGAATGATACATCACCAGATCTCAATACTGAAGATGTTTTCATAATCATATCATACATAGTTTTTGATAAGTCGAATTCAATATCTGCATCAACAGGAAGAGCATCTTTAGTTGGCGATGCTAGAACTGATGGATCGGCAGCAAAATATTTTACTTTAGATTTACCATTTGCTACAGTGACAAACTTTTCATCAAAGGCAAGTTCAGGATCTGCATCAAATAAAGAATACACACCCAAAAACTCATTTAAGTCATAGATACCAAACTCACCATCAAAGTTTTCTTGGACAGTAGTACTAGCCATAACATTTTTTTGTGCTGATATAGTCGATAAACGATTACCAGCTTTAATAAGAATATTGCCATTAATAGTGGCAAAGTTCTTAAGGACACTCAAAGTTTCTTTCGAAATTTTCATAATATTATTTCTCCTTGTTAATTTTATCATGTTGATGTAAAGCCATCAATGCATAGTGAAGTATTTTTAAAATATCGGCACGATTATAACCATCTTTCTTGCCATACCTTTGGGCATACTTCAATACATTACCCATAAAAAATCCCATACCATGACCACAATCAATAATAAATTCACTTGCTTGAAATGAGTTTTTACTGTAGTGCCCCATGTAAGTTTTATCAATATATTCTTTGAAGTCTTCAATAAGTTTATCTTCATCAAATTTATAATCAATATTAGGATTTTTATTTTTCATATTCAATACTCTATATTAAAAAAACTTAAAAGTAAAGTGGTGGACTCGACAGGACTCGAACCTGTAATACAAGTTTAGAAGACTAGTGTGATATCCAGTTTCACCACGAGTCCATCCACTGTAAATAAATGCAAAAGGGAAGGAGATGGCAGTCCTTCCCTTTCTATCATCAGCTATCGTCAGTCAATAACAGATGAATCCCTTAAATCAGGAACTGAAACACCATTATCTTCATCGGCGACATCTATATCAATACCGAAGTCTTTCAGTTCCTGAACGAAGTCGGCATCTTCCTCGTCTTTTATGACAAACTTTGGTTTCGGTAAACGAGATATCTTTATATCCTCAGCTTCACGAATCGCCATCTCTGAGTCTGCTCCTGGAGCAGGAAAGAAATAGATGCCTTTGTCGATCTTGTTAATCTTATAATTCCAATTAGGTGTACCGATCTTAGGAAAACTAGGATCTTCAGCATGTTTTTCTTTCAGCTTAACAATCCCTTCAGTACATTTTTCCAAAGTAATAGCACCACCAGTCTCAAGTTCAGGATAGACAACAATCATGTTATCTACCCATCGCTTTTGAAACTTAGTAAGAAGTTCGTATGGTGTAAGTTCCATTATTCAGATACCTCTTCAGTAAATGGGTTTCTATCACTATCTTCCTCAGCTGGAGAATCCATTTCCCCAGCAGAGATTTTAGTGTAAAGGTCAAGGAATGCCATTTTAGTGACATCATCAAACCTATTCAAGCAAAGTTCAATTGCTTTCTTCTCGTTTTTAAAGATAGAAAAAGCACGAACAATGTGAGTCAACCTACGAGTAGTGATATTCTCGTCACAACCACCATCATCAAAAGTCTTACGAACAACTGCTGCCCACTTAACTAAGTTAGAAGCAAAGTCGTCAAGACTTTTAGATTGGTTGATAGTTTTCTTCTGGTCAGCTAGACCAAAGTGAACGAACAGATTTTTAACAATCTCTAACTCAACTTTTTCAGTTGGGTAAGGTTGGTTAAAAGTCACAGCAAACCTTTCTAGGAATGCTTCGTTAAGGACATTCGTACCGATGTATCTACCATCGTCAGATCCTTTACCTTTAGTGTTCGCAGTTGCGAAGATATTAAATCCTGGAGCAGGAGTAATCATTTCATTTTTTAATTTGAAATAAAATGGTTTTCCTTCAAGGATAGGTTGTAAACAAAGAAGTGTATTCGCACCACCAGCATCAATCTCATCAAGAAGAAGAGGGATACCAAATCTCATAGCGATTACAATTGGACCTTCTACGATTTCAACATTACCATCGACCAAAGTTTTAGAACCAATCAACTGGTCTTCATCAGTCATAGTATTTAAGTTGACACGAATTAAAGGTTTTTTCTGCTTAGCACAGATTTGCTCAATGCTAGTAGATTTACCATTACCAGTCGGACCTGCTATGTAAGAAGGATAAAACATACCAGACTTCACAATAATTTGTAAGTCACGATAGTTTCCGAAAGGAACATAGTTAGGATCCACACATGGAACCAAACTATTTTTATCAACAGTTGTTGAAACAGCTGAAGACTTAGTAGATGGTGTTGATACAGTATCAACAGCAACTGGGTCAGCAACTGGTTTAGAAACAGAACCACCTGGAATTACATAAAGTGCTGGTTTGCTGTTAGCAACTTTATTTTCCCAGATAGATCCTGGTACAGAAATACCAGAAGATCTGACTTCTAGTATTTGTTTGGCAGTCATTTCACGACTGTCACTTGCTTCAGGAAAAAGCTCAAATGCTCTTTCTAGGAAAGCAGTTTCTTTAGATAAGTTTGTCATAATATATACCTCGCTTTAATTTATTAACTTATACAGATGATTCTACTCTCATTTGACCCAAAAGTAAAGTAAAATCGTCCATTTTTTAAGATTTTTTTATTATTAAAAAACAACTACTTATAACCTTTTTTACTTTCCTTGTGATAAAAATGCGTCAAAACTTATCTGTCCAGACGAATATTTCCATGTTCCATCGGTATTATAGTGGGTTGGAAACTCACCTGTTTTATCATAAGCATCGATAGTCTTACGAATATGGTTTCCTTCCTCATTCTGCATACCCATCAACTGATGGAGGACTTTATTGTTTGGATCTTTTCGCCATAATTCAATAGCAAGATAATCCACTACCTTTTCGTCCATTGATGTTTTTATATGTTTTCCCATGTTATAGTTCTCCTTGTTAATAATGTCGTATTATCCCTGCGATAATAAAAAAGCAGGTAATTATTTCTAGATAAAATTTAAACCTATTCATATCCGAACCTTTCTAAGTCTTC